GTTGTGGCATGGATGGAATTTGACAGCAAGATGACAGACCACCAGAAGCTGGCGGTACTGAAAATGAAAGCGGCATAACCGAAGGGAGGAATTTCCATGAAGGTAAGAGCGAAGGTCAGCTTCGGCGGCGTGGTCAGCATGACGCTGGGGCAGGAACTGGAGCTGCCGGAGGATGGGGTCCTGCATGACCTCTTGACGGCGGGTTATGTGGAGCCTGCAGAGGAAGAACAGCCCACAGAGGAAGAAAAACCAAAAGAGGAAGAACAGCCGCCCGAAGCGGTGCCGGTGACCGGACATCTGGACAAGGCACAGCTGGAAGAAATGACGGTAGCGCAGCTGAAGGAGCTGGCAAATGATATGGGGCTGGCAGATGGCGGCAGAAAGGCGGAGCTGATCGAGCGGATCGCCGCAGTAAGGGTGTCGGCGGAAGGCAGTGATGGAGCATGAAATGCAGTGAAGTAAGTATTGCAGATGTGAAGCTGTTTTGCCGGGTAGAAGATGAGGCGGAGGATGGACTGTTCTCCGCCATTTTGGATGCGGGAAAGCAGTTTCTCCTGAGCCAGACGGGGCTGACAGCAGAAGAATGCGACGAAAAGGCAGACCTGACGCTGGCTCTTTTGATGGTCTGCGAGGATTTTTACGAGAAGCGGGGCTACAGCATGGAAACGGGCAAGACCGTGAACGTGAATCCGGCGGCAAAGGCCATCATTGACCAGTATAACATGAATATTTTGTAGGAGGGCGGACGATGGATGCAGGTGCATTGCGGCAGCGGATCGAGATACAGCGTCCTGTCTGCGGCAGAGATGAAAATGGCTTTGAAACGGTCAAATATTGCCCGCTCAAGACTGTATGGGCGAAGGTCAACGGTCTGTTTGGGAAGGAATGGTGGGAGGCAAAGTCCTACGATGCGGAAAATACGGTGGAATTTACGATTCGTTATAATGCTTGTCGGGACTTGACCCTGCGGGATCGTATCCTGTTTCGGGGCAGGCTTTATAACATCACCTCCATTGACAATGTCCTGTTTCGGAATGAATTTTTGAAGATCAAGGGGACAGCAGACCTCAGCGGAGAAGGGACGGAGGAGCATGGCGGATTCATTGAATGATCTGGGAAAGGCGTTCGAGGGATTTTTGAATGATTTTTCCAAGGAGCGGCGGGAACTGGTGGAAAACGCCGGAGAAAAGCTGCACAAACGGGTGCTGCGGAAGATCGGCAGCGATACGAAAGAAAAAACAGGCAATCTGAAAAAGGGCTGTGAACTGCATATCGGTTCCGGTGGGGGCTATGCAGCAGTGCGGAATAACCATTTGCGGGCACCCCATGCCTATTTGGTAGAATTTGGGCACAACATAAAAGAGCATGGCAGCGGGAAGGACAAAAGAAAATCCGCATCAAAGGGCAAACGGACAAAATACACCGGCAAAAAGAAAAAGAAAAAGGAAAAACCGAACTGGGTGCCTGGAAAATTCATGTATACCAATGCCATGAATGAGTTGGAGGGAGAATTGACCCAAGATGCAGAGGATATGATCGACAAGCTGGTAGGTGAGTATTTTTGAAGATCACAACAACAGATATTTTTATTGCGTTGAAGGCGGCCTTTGCCGCCTGTCTGCCGGAGGCGAGCCATTATTTCGGCAATTTTGCGGAAAGCCGCAAACTGCCTGCGTTTTTGTATCGGAGCGTATTCGATGGCAGGCAGAAAAGCAGCTACGCTACGGCAGAGGTGACAAAGGAGATACAGGTGATCTTCTTCGGCAGGCGAAACGGTTACAGTGAGGAAAACTATCGGGAACGGCTGGCAGCGGAAGCGGCTTTACAGGAATTTTTGAGCGGCTGCGGACTTTGGGTGAAGGACAGGCATTTGAACTTCACTTATCAGATACAGGATGCAGATGAGCAGATGGCGATTTACCTGACCTTCCGCTATCGGGAGGAATCGCCCCAGCCCAAGGAGGAAGAAGAACAGCAGCGGGAGGCAGCGGAACACGTTGCTTTTCGGAAAAAAGAAAGGAGTGAATGACCATGGGATTACCGAATATTTTGATTGAATTTAAGAGCAAAGCCTCTACCGCCATCAAGCGGGGGGAACGGGGCGTTGTAGCTGTCATGGTGATCGAAGAAGGGAATCATGGCGTGAAGCGGATCGAGGACGTGACCCAGATCCCCGAAGGGCTGACAGAAGCCAATAGGGCCTATCTGGAACGGACGTTTTTAGGCGGTTCGGGTCCTGTGAAATATGTGCAGCTGATCGTGACGGATACGGTGACAAACGGCTTGAAGCAGTTGGAGGTAACGAAGTTTGATTATTTCGCCGCCCCGCCTACGGTAACGGCGGCAGAGGTGACAAGCATTATCAGCTTTATCAAGGCTCTGCGGGAAAATAAGGGCATCAAGGTAAAGGCGGTGCTGCCCAATGCCAAGGCGGATCATGAGGGCATTATCAACTTTACTACAACAGAGATCAAAGCGGGAGAGGCAACCTATACGGCGGCGGAATATTGCTCCCGCATCGCAGGGCTTTTGGCAGGGACGCCCCTTTCCATCAGTGCCACCTATTACGCCTTGCCGGAGGTGGAGGATGTACCGAAGTTCACAAAGGCGGAGCTGGACGCAAAGATCGATGCCGGTGAATTTGTCATTTTCCATGATGGAACGAAGGTGAAGGTAGCCAGAGCGGTAAACAGCCTGACATCGGTGGGGCAGACCAAGAGTGAGGACTATAAATCCATCAAGATTGTGGATATTATGGACCTGATCTATACGGATATCAAGACCACCTGCGAGGATAACTACATCGGCAAATTTGCCAATAACTACGACAATAAGTGCCTGCTGATCGTATCCATTCAGGCGTATCTGGAAGCCCTCAGAGATGAGGAACTGCTGGATCGGGATATCGTGACCGGCATCGATCTGGAAGCCCAGACCAATTACCTGAAGGGCAAGGGCGTGGACGTATCGGAAATGACGGAGCAGCAGATCAAGGAGGCCAATACCCAGACCCTTGTATTTTTGCAGGCAAGCTATAAGATTCTCAATGCCATCGAGGATATTTCCGTGAAATTTTATATCTAAAGGAGGGAGAGCAGCATGAGTCAGTTTGAAGAAAAACATGCCATAAACGGCACCTACGGACAGGTATTTCTGGAAGGGGAACTGGTGCGGGAGGCAACAGGCCTGAAAGCGGATGTGCAGCTGCAATTTCAGGATGTGCCCATGTGCGGCGATCTGGCCAAACATCAGAAAGTGAGCGGTCTGGAAGGGAATGGCAGTATTACCATGACAAAGATCAACAGCCGTATGGCGGTATTGATCTCCGACATGATCAAAGCGGGCAAAACGCCGTTTTTCACCATCGTCAGCAAGCTGGACGACCCAGATGCCCGTGGGGCGGAACGGGTGGTGTTAAAGGGCGTACAGTTTTCCAGCCTTTCCCTGGCGGATTGGGCGACGAAACAGATTGGCAGTATCACCCAGAATTTTACCTTTACGGATTGGGACTACCTTGACATGATCGAACCGAAATAAGGAGGAACGGACAATGAGTATTTTAGATAAACTGTTGGAAACAAATGTGGAGAAATTACAGGACAGAGAAAAGCGGCAGTATGAGATCAAACGGCTTTCCGATCTGCTGGGGGAGAAATTCACGGTGAATTGCAAACCAATGAGCAGGGAACAGGTGCTGCATATCGGGGAGATCAGCAGCCAGAAGGGTGATTTCCAGACCAATACGGTACTGGAAGCCTGCGATGTGGAAGGCAAGAAATTCAGCAGCGGGGAGCTGTTGGAAAAATTCGGCGTGGTATCGGGCAAAGAGGTGGTCGAAAAGCTGTTTTTGCCCGGCGAAATTTCAGCTTTGTATGATAAAGTGAATGAGATCAGCGGCTACGGGGAAAATGCCGTGGAAGAAGTAAAAAACTGATCAGGGGCGGGGATGGCCGTGCCAATATCATGTATCTGGCATGGAGGAGGCACGGTATCCTGCCCCATCAAGTCTATGAAATGCGGATAGAGGAGTTGGCGGTGCTTCGGGCGTTTCTGGAATTGGAGGGGGAGCGATAGAAGGTTGTCAAACCAATGAAGATATGGTAGTATCATAAAAGAGATTGCGGTTTCGGTATGATATAAACAGACGGAGGGAATGTACAATGAAAAAGAAAATTATGATACTGCTGACAACGGTCTTTCTAGCGTTTGGTTTTGCAGGCTGCGGCGGGGCAGCAGAGGAAGCACCTAAAGAAGAACAGCAGGCGCAGGAAGAAGCGGAAGGGACGGAGGAAGAAGAAACTCCGTTGAATGAAGAACAAACAGAGGATATCAATGCTTGGTTCCAGAAAATGTATGGTGATGAGTATGGCCCTGAATGGTATGAAGATGTAACGGATATTCGCATTACAGACTTAGAAGATGGAAAAAGAAGCCTAATCATCGAAAGTGCGAATACAGATGAAAGCGTGGCAAGTTCTATGGCAATGATTATTTGGGGATATGATGATACGATAGAATTTGTTTCGGTATATGATCAGGAAGGGAATCGGCTGTTTTCGAATTGATAAGAACCAAAAGCACTCTGAAAAGGGTGCTTTTTTCATGCGTAAAAAAGGAGGTGAGACCATGGGCAGCAAGGATGTAAGCGTTGTTTTTAAGGCAACGGATCGTATGTCGGATACCATGATGAAGATGAAAGGACATGCGGACAACCTGACAAAAGCCATTGAAGCCTGCAAAAAGCAGCAGGAGGAAATTTCCAGTAAAAAAGCAGAGATCAAACTGGATGCTACCAAAGCCAAGCAGGAATTAAAGGGTTTGGAGCGGGACGCGAAAAAAGGTGTGGCAGGCTCCGAGGAGGCCTTCAAAAAGCAGCAAATGACACTGGATAAGCTGGGCGGAGAATACAAGCGGCTGAGCCGAGAATACAGCAGCCTGCAACGAGAGGAAGGTAAGCTGGAGAAGGAAAAGCAGAAAAATCTGGAGGCCATCAGCAGGTTGCAAAAGGAGACCACCGAAAACACGAAAATGGCCACCGATGCGGAACGGCAGCTGGCATCTGTCCGAAGCAAAAACAGCAATGCCAATGCCACCCGCACCGGTGCACTGATGAAAGGGCTGGCAACGGCGGGACTTGGCACCATGCTTTCTGGTGCAGCGGAGAATTATCTGAATACTACCCTGACGGGGATGTTCGGCAGTACCACCGGCGGCGTGATCAGTGGTATCGGCGGCAGTGCCCTCAGCGGCGCGGCCATGGGCAGCATTGCGGGACCCGTCGGCTCTGCAGTGGGGGCGGCAGTCGGCGGGCTGACGGGAGCCATCAATGCGCTGGCAGAGAAACAAACCCGACAGGATGACCTTTTCCGCAATGAAGTACAGAGCCTGTATACCTCCGCTACGGGAGATATGAGCGGCAAGCTGGAAAACGGTAGTGGAATCGCAGCGCAGAGAGAAATATACCAAAGAAACTACCTGAGAATGGCGGGAGAATTTGGAGATCGATTATATAAAGACGTTTTAGAATATGGCGATACAACGCCGTATGATACAACGGTAATGCTAGGAAAAGGCTCTGAAATGATGACCTATGGTATTGCGGAAGAAAATGTCATGGAATATATGGGATTGTTGGGTGATATTGCAGGCGGTGACTCGAATAATTTTTCGGGACTTGCCTATGCACTTTCCCAGAGTTTAGCAGAGGGGAAATTGAAAGCACAGGACAAGAACCAATTTGTGAATTACGGTTTCAATCCTTTGCAGTATGTAGCAAAAAATCAAGGCGTTTCTATGGCAGAAGCTACGAAGATGATGTCTGATGGAAAAATCACATCGGATATGCTGGTGGATGCAATGCGGCTTGCAACCAGTGAAGGAGAACGCTACCATGATGCAGTAAATGCCATCAGCGATACCTTTACAGGGCTACAAGGTCAGATTGACGCTGTAAAAAACGGCTTAGATTTTGAAATGGGTACAGCATATAATGACCGCATGAAAAAAAGTATGCAGGAACAACTTGATTTCTATGGCGGAGAAGAAGGAGATAAAATAAAAGAAGCCTATGCCATGATCGGCTCTTATGAAGCGGAATTGGAGGCACAGCATCAGCAAAGCATCATGGATTCTATCGCAAAAGCCAATGAGGATATTGAAAGATATGGCTTGGAAGGGCTGGAAGCGGAAAAGCGAATGTGGGAAGCCTACACTGATGCGGAGATCGCTTATAAAAATAGTGAGGAGCATCAGAAGAAGCTGGCGGCGGAGAAAGACCTTGTGGCAAGCATCCAGAGTGAGCTGGTAGCTAGCGGCGATTATG